GACGTAGAGCGAGGCAGAGACGAGGGACTGGTTGTAAGCCTCGGAAGACTTCACGTCCGCCGAGGTGCTGTTGAGATCCTTCACCGCCCAGAGGCACTCATCAATCGAACGAATGTTGATGTTAATCTTCACCTCGTGATACTGGAGAGCAATGAGAGGGAGAGCAAGACCGGGGTTGTTGCAGAACCAGAACTGGAGAGGAATGTAGAGGGTGGTCTCAGGGAGCGCGTTACGAGGAGCGCACACCTGGCGAGGCGCAGTCGAGGCACAAGGTCCATCCACCGCGGCGTAGGAAGGGTCCGTGAGGAAGGTGAGCTGGGTCGTGTTGCCCACCATCTTGTTGTAACCGCGCTCCTGGTTCACATCCATGGTCAGCTGCGACCAGATGTGCATCCAGTCACCATACTGCTTGTCGATGCGCTGACCACCAATCTCGACCTCCACGTCGTCAATGAGCTGGTGGCCAGGGAAATCCAGCCACCGAGCATACTTGGCGTGCCCCTGGTTAATCTCTGGGAGAGTAACCTGAAGATACGTGCGGTAAGCAAGGTCTCCGTTACGGGAAATGGTGCAGGTCACACGACGGCCGAAATCGCTCTGACCGTTAAAGGTCTGCTCAATCGACTCCATCGCGAAGTTGGTGTGGCGTCTGTAAGTGACCTTCCAGTAAGTAATCTGAGGATTACCCGTGAGGTAAACATCTTGTGCGCCGTAGGCTACCAGTTGCATTAATCCACCACCCATGTTATAAACTAGCAAAAGAAAAAAAAATTACTAAATTATCTTTTATATAAAGATTTATCGGTATAGTCTATTTAATTATGAATCATAAAAAGGATGATACAATAGATGCTCTCTATTTAAAACAAATACGCCATTTTGGAACCCTGGAGAACGAAGTTATTCCTAAATTAACCGCCAAGATGAAGGAGCTAGAAGAGACGTCGACCGAGGAAAATAGAAAAAGCTCCGAAAAAATCAAAGGTCAAATCAAACACATGAGACAACAGAAGACCAATTATTTCTTAGAGAACTCGAAAGATTTATTTACCTACTTTGAATCCAAGCAGGAGATTGATAAAAACATCAATCCAAAAAAAAACATGAACCATTTTTTTAACCTAAAGGAGGACCACTCCATCAAGCAGGCAGACGTGGTGCAATCGATACAAGCCTACCTAGAGAGAAATAACTTTCCAGAAAGTGACCTAACTCAATATCTCTACAACAAAACCATATGTGAAACCTGTAACAAGGGAGAGCTCATCAAGGTATCTCAAGAGGGAATTATGATTTGTAACAAGTGTTATTCTACTCAGAAATTCTTGGTCGAAAATGATAAACCGTCTTACAAGGAACCTCCTAAAGAAGTATCCTTTTATGCCTACAAGCGTATTAATCATTTTCGTGAAATTTTGTCTCAATTTCAGGCAAAGGAGTCTACCGATATCCCCGATGAAACCATCGAGACCATACAACGACAGGTAAAGAAGGAACGTCTTACTCGCAATGATTTGACTAATAAAAAGATGAAAGAAATCCTCAAGAAGTTGGGCTACAATAAATACTACGAACACATTCCTTTTATCAAGGACAAACTCGGGATAAAGCCTCCCGTCATGAGCCCAAAACTAGAAGACACGTTGTGTAATCTCTTTATGGATATACAGGTTCCGTATTCGAAACACTGTCCAAACTATCGGGTTAACTTTCTCAATTATTACTATACTCTTTACAAACTATGTGAATTGTTGGGAGAGACCCAATACCTCGAGTTTTATCCGATGTTAAAGGACCAAAAGAAACTCGAGCAAGACGAAATCTGGAAACAGATATGCAACGATTTAAATTGGGAGTTTATTCCTACGCTATAAGTTAAAAGCCTCCCGGGAAATGGACCAGATTGGCGCCGATACCGAACCCTGCACCCGTTCGGGCACTCTCTCCCATCGTAGGAATGTAGGTATCTAGAATACTAAACGTGGCAGCCGCGACCAAGGCCAGAATGGCAATCTCTTCAATATCCAGCGACTTTTTGGGGATAGCAAAGCACGCAATCGCCACCATCAAACCTTCCACAATGTATTTAATGACCTTTTTCAAGACTTCACGGAAATCTATATACATTATAATATAATCAACAGAAAAAAATATATAAATAACTTGTCCTTTAAGATATAAGATGAGTAAAAAGCAGTTGATCGATTTATTGGATGAGGACAAGCCTATCGCAGAGCAGAAGTTTGCCTGTATGTCCTTTATCTCACCCGAGCATGAGATAAAAAAACGTGAGCTGTTCTTTTTCGAGAATTACCTCAAGCATTATGATTTTTTAAAGTCCATGGAGAAGTTCTCTCAGTTTATTCATTTCATTTCTTACAAATACAACTTGAATGTCGAAGAACTGACCGCCGAGTTTGCGTCATTTTTGGACAGCGAGAAGCAGACCCTTAGCGTCGACCTAAACTCGGACTACAAGGGGTTTGTCGATAAGAACGAGCGCGAACTGGAAGAGGCTTACCACAAGGAGAATTCGTTTCAAACTTCGGTTCGCGGCCTGAAGATTCGCGGTGTTTTTCCTACACAGCAAGAGGCGGAGCTGAGATGTCGAATGATTCGAGAGGCAGACCCGCATCATGATGTTTATGTGGGTCCAGTCGGACTTTGGATCCCGTTTCATCCAGATGCTTACAAGACGGGTAACGTTCAATACCTAGAGAAGGAATTGAACGAGTTGATGCATGAGAAGAAGAAGAACGAGGACACGGCCAAGTCCGAGTTTGACAAACGCGTCAAGCAGTCTAAGATTAACGCGATTCAAGCCAACATTGAAAAAGCCAAGGAAACCAACAACCGTCTTACTCAGACCATCAATGAGAAGGGCGACCTGGTCTCGATTCAAAACATGAATACCCAGGAGAAGAACCTGGGTGTCAACGCGACCTTGGAGGACATCCAGAAGGAGCTGTTTGAAGGTGAAGACATTCTTCTCGAGAAGAAACCTGGCGCCGAGACCATGGGCATTATTCCAAATCCCGACGCTTAAACCAATAATATTATTCTATTCTAATGGCACTTCCTCAGTTAAACCTCACTGTAGTGGCAAGAGATTGTGTGGTGGATGGCGTGATTCCTGACTATCTACAACCTCTTGTCGACTTGCGCCAAGGAAAAACCGGAGTAAACATCCCCACGACAGAACTCGGTGGACGAATTAGAGTCAACAACAACATCTTTGTCAATACGTTAACCTACGAAGACCTCGCGATGCGTCGAAAGGCAGAGGTGCTTCAATACAATGGAAACAATACGAACGACAGTCAAAAGACCCTTTTTAGTAAAATGCAGTTTCGAAAGAGAATGAGAAACGTAGACACCACCAACAATTGTCCGACCCTTATCTATCCGCCTTCGAACAGCGGAGTCACGGACGTGAAGTTTAGTGGATATTATCTGAACAAAAATGTCCCTTATTATCCTTCGATTTAACCAGGTTAAAATACTTATCCTTCGCAGGCTTTACGGTCGCAGGCTTGGAACGAGACACACATCCATGGTAGGGAATATCTCCCCGCTCATACAGACATCTCCTTGAAAGACATCGGTACACACCCGATGTCCTTTTTCGAAACCAATGTAACAAAATCCATCCTTTTTCACCAGTTGCTCTTTCCGATAGAGAGAAGTATCTATTTTATTCTGCAGCTGTCCAATCGCGCCATTCTCTTGTTTCTTCTTCTTTTCTTCCGCTTCTTTTTCCTCGCTCTGTATCGTCGCAGCGGTCAACTTTGGATTGGGTGCCGGCACAGGCGCTTTTTCCTCAGCCAAGGTCTTCTCTAGGGTTTGTATAGGATTTACCTGTTTTACCCCGTCCACCAGGGAATGATAATACGAAAGGAGAACATCTCTAAAATAATAGACGATAGACAGGATGGCCAGAATTAAACTGAACACCACGATACCCCACATGGTAAACGAGGGAGGCTTAATGTCCATGTCATAGACTGGTGCATCTGATACATTTGTATTTGTAGTTGTAGTTGTAGTTGTTTCCGTTTCCTTACCTTTCTTCGCCATTAGACGGGTCATGGTGATAGAAGGTTTCGACGTCTGGAAATTCTTTCCTTCCCCATACATATTCGAATAAATGCTTTGAAGAACATCCTTGGGCATTATAATGATAGAGTATAAAAATATAAAATACTTACACAAGGACATGAACTTCATTCTTTTTGAGTTCGCGGAAAATCATGGCAATGTTCTTTTGTAAGGGGGCAAAAATGTCGCTTCGTTCCACAAGCGGCAGATGATAAGGCAACGTTTCTTCCATAAACAATACAATACAGAATGTTAATATCTCTCGTTTCTTTTTGTTGTGAGACGGTCGATAACGTATCGCAAAGAGTCCCATCAGAGCCTCTACAGAACGCTTACGTAGAGGGTCCGAATGAGACAACAGGATTTCAAACAAGACCCATACAATGTTTCGATAGAAATGAGGTATACCTTCTCTTTCCACCGAATAAATGGGTTTCTTTTCCTTGGTGCATTTCTCGTCATAGCAAAGTATCCAATCCATCCAATAAAATAGCTTGGTCTTGTTTTTTGTCTCGGTCAAGTGATAGACGAATTCATTCAGAGGGATGAATAACTCCTTTGGGTCGCCCTCGCGGAAAAAGGGCGCCACATACTCTAGATTGGGCGCACGTAAATCAGTAAAGACTTCTTCAAATTTAAACTTGAAAGTCATGGGGTCTAAGATGGTCTGTTTCTTGGTCTCGGATAAAATAAGGGTCATACTAAATAGCAACGTTTTGACAGAGTCCATGTTACGAAGTTCCAAGTCGTTTGGACACGCCTGAACCATCTCTTTGAATTCTACAAATTTCTTGTATACATAAAGAGGTAGTTTTGGATGTTGGATATGGATA